ATCATAATCGAACTCACCATCTGCTTTTGCATACAGACCAAGACGAACAGGCGAGGATTTCACCCAATTTGCAAAATCTTGGTCATTCACAATCTGACTGTAGTCAGGATGATCTTGCGTTAGCTTCTGCTGAATCTGCATCCTTTTGAAATCCACACCCGCTTGACGGGCGGCGAGAACATCAGGATGATTATCGATAGTCTTCTGAACTGCCTTCTGTGGATTCTCAAAGAAATCTACTTCAGGCTCCTCTTCTTTAATAGGTTGTTGTTTAGAACTGAGGTTCTGCTTAATGAGTTCATCAGCGAGTTTCCTTACTTCTCCAACCTCTTGCGCTTGCTTGCCAATTAGCTTCTCAGCTTCTTGGTGCATCCGAACAATGTCCTCCAGACTTTTGTCCCTGTATTTATCAGGGAGTCCAGGGCTTGCTGGCGCAATGGTGTCAGATAGCTTGGATTCTTCAGCTTCCAACTCACTTTTCATCTCAGGTTCATTATCAATCAACATATTTTCCCTTTTCCTGCCGTTTTCGGTTGTAGGAGAATCAACTCGACATTGCTGTTTATGAGTTTTGCTTTTGCTCCCACTTCAACTGATCCAGGTGTTTTTTCTCGAACCTTCCATGCTCTGATGGGAAAGAACCAGACCACCCTTCTAACTTGAAGTTGGGAGCAGAAAGAATGCGGTTGGCTGTTTCACCGCATTCACACCTAAAACTGATCGACTCATAATCAGTCAGTCTTTCGGTTTTATGCCCGTTTGCACAGGCAAAATCAAACATTCTTTTCATCAAGTTCCTCGTATGCTCTCTCGCTTGCCTCTTTCAAGGTTTTCAGCCAAGTAAGTATAGAAAGTTCACCTTTTTTGAATTGTAGGCTTTGTTCGTCAAGGATAACAGATATATTATTCAACGATGAGATCATGGTGTCAATATCTTCCACCAAGTCTTTCCACCCATCACTTCCCATCATTGAGAAGCGATCTTCGTAATACTTTTGTAGGTCTGGGGTCACTGGTTTCCTTTTCTTGGCAATATGTGCCAATATCATCTCTGTTTGTAATTTATCAATTGCCTTGGACATTGTTTAGTTATGGAGCATCAGGCCAAACTACGCTATAAGGAAACCCTGATTGAATGGGAATACCACGCAATGCTTGGCGATAAGTAGCCCATGCCGTTCTGTCCACAGGAGCATCTGCTAACTGCGTCCAATCTGAGTCTGTTAGTTTTTGATTGCGTTCAGTTCGCACTTCCTCTGCCTTGCTTAAAGACTCTGCTTGTATTTCCTCGTCTGTCTTATCTACAACTGGGTACGATCTTTCTACTATTGCACCGCTAATTGTAAAAACGGGATCGCCATACTTCTGTGTGTTTGTAAGTTCTGATCGTAGGGCATCCTCAATAAAATAAACATTAAGTTCTTGTCGTTGTTCATCTGACAAAGACTCAGCCGTTTGGAAAATGTCTGGCGAAAAACGAATGTTTCCAGCCAACTCACGCCATGCCCCATCAAGTTGCTGTGCATACATCAATCTTCTCCTAATTGCTGTTGGACAACAAAACGCATAACCTTGGCTTTCTTTTGCTCTAATTTTTCCGATGCCAACAGCGCCTCTAGTTTTTGACAGAAATCTGCTAAGTCTTCATCACCGCTGGCTTTGATGTGTTCAATTGCAAGAGCATAGTTATCAATGTTAATTTGATAACCCATAATTTCTTGTTCTCTTGCAACAAGTGCGTCTTTTAAAATTTCATGTTTGTTCATATTTTTTCTTTTAAGGACTAAATGTTACACAAGTACCCTCCGACCCTGGCAAGGTAGCAGGGTTAGCATATTTAGTACCGAAGCCAGATGACCAAGGATAGACCGATATAAAAGGTGAAGTAACGTGAGCAACAGCTATGTCTGCACCAGAAGGACTAAATGCAACACCATTTCCATTGCCTGTTGGCAAAGTAGCGGGATTAGCGTACTTTGTGCCAAAACCAGTGCCAGAAGTAAAAGGATATACTGATATAAAAGGCGAAGTAAAGTGAGAAACAGCTATGTCTGCACCACTAGGACTGAAAACAACACCACGCCCATTACCTGTTGGTAATGTAGCAGGATTAGCGTACTTAGTACCAAAACCAGATGACCAAGGATAAACTTGTATATAAGGCGTGGTTTGGTTGACAACAGCTATATCTGCGCCACTAGGACTAAATGCAACACCAAAACCCCTAGAAGGTACCATCGTAGCAGGATTAGCGTACTTTGTACCAAAGCCAGAACTCCAAGGATAAGTAGATATAAACGGTGAGCTACTGTGAGCAATTGCAATGTCTGCACCGCTAGGACTAAATGCAATACCCAAACCTTCACCTGTTGGAGCCGTAGCAGGATTGGTGTACTTAGTACCAAAGCCAGAACTCCAAGGATAAGCCGATACATTAGGTGCTGAAAAATGAGCAATAGCTATGTCTGCGCCACTAGGACTAAATGCAACCGCGTTACCCACAATTGAGCCTGGCAACGTAGCAGGATTAGCATATTTTGTACCAAAACCAAATGACCACGGATAAACTGATATAAACGGTGAGCTACTGTGAGCAACAGCTATGTCTGCACCAGAAGGACTAAATGCAACACCACGACCGTTTGAGCCTGGCAACGTAGCAGGATTGGTGTACTTAGTACCAAAGCCAGAACTCCAAGGATAAACTTGTATATAAGGAAATCCAACACTACTAACTGCTATTACTGGTACTGGTGTTGGTGGTGCAAAAGAACGATGGTTCATGTACACCGCTTGCTGTGAACCACTCATGTCAAACCACTTCCAGAAATAAGCCAATTGGTAGAGGTTATTTTTAATGCTGTTGCAGAACCATATCGCGCCAAACTTCTTGATCCCGTTGTGCCAGCAGAACTCAAATACATAGTGTCAGTATTTATAGCAATAGTTACCACTTGCGAAGTCATATTGATAAACGTAACTACTGTGCCAATTGCATACGCCACACTTGCATTTGATGGAATAGTAAATGTTCTAGCATTGGCATCACCTGATGGATGCAATATGGTTTTGCCAGAATCGGCAAGCACCAATGTGTAATTGGCAGACTGTGAGTTGACAGGCACATTTCTAAACCCAACGGCATCTGTGCCATCAACTGTGCAATTACTTAAAGTGCCAGAAGTCGGTGTACCTAAAACTGGTGTTGTTAGTGTTGGGCTAGTAGAAAGGACAACATTACCGCTTCCAGTAGAAGTTGTAACACCTGTACCGCCATTCACAACAGGCAACGCAGTACCAGACAATGTAATTGCTAATGTGCCAGTTGTTGTAATTGGTGAACCAGAGACAGACAGGAACGATGGGACGGTTGCCGCAACGCTCGTTACAGTACCTGACCCTTTGTTGTTAAAGGTAGTCCAATCAGTAGACGTTAAATAACCGCTTACAGATGTAGTAGCCGCCGCCATGCTAATTGCGGGAGTTGTGCCGCCACTAGATACTACTGGGGCAGTACCCGTTACTGAGGTAATTGTCCCAGAACCTTTATTGTTAAAAGTAGTCCAATCGGTAGAAGTAAGATAGCCACTTACAGAAGTAGTTGCGGCTGGCATTGAAATTACAGGGGTTGCTCCACCAGTTGATGCAACTGGACTTGTTGCAGTTACCGATGTAACTGGGGCAGTTCCACTTGATGCGGCAGTAATTAGACCCTTGCCATTTACTGTAAGAGTTGCATTGGTAAACGATCCTACATTTGTGTTAACTGTGGCAAGTGTTCCTGCGGCAGTCACATTTGTAGATCCATCAAAACTTGGACTTGTGTAAGCCAAGTCACCTGTAATGGCTAATGTTCTTCCTGTTGTAAGAGTTGCGGCACTACCTGTTGTACTTTGATTTAATGTAGGAATGTCTGCGGCAACAACTGCCCTAAATGTTGGTACTCCAGAAACCCCATTAGGTGCGCCTAAAATAAAGTTAGCAGTCTTACTTGCGTATGGGTTCTGAGTATCACCATATCCAGATGCTAGGCTAATTGCAGGGGTTGCTCCTCCGCTAGATACTACTGGAGAAGTTCCTGTAACGGCAGTAACTGTTCCTTGATACTGGTCAGCAGAAGAAATGTTGAAGTTAGGATAAGTACCAGTGATTGTTGTTGTACCACCTTGGGTCAAAGCAACTGTCTGATCTGGCGCAGAGTTAGTAACAGTAAAATTAGGATACGTTCCGCTTGTGCTGATACCTGTACCAGCCGTTAACGCAACTGTTTGATCTGGTGCGGTATTAGTAATAGTTAAAGTACCAGTAGTTGTGATTGGACTACCACTAACGCTGATACCTGTGCCACCACTAGCCGCAACACTTGTTACTGTTCCCGTCCCTGCGCTTACATTTACAGTTACATCATCCCCTGAATTGGTGGCAGTAACAGTTGCACCAACAAAATTGATCTTCTTAACACCACTTGTGATGCTTGTGCCTTCGTCTAGGATAGCCACCGCCCCATTGGTAGACATGGTGCTGATGACTTTGATCTTTTCTGCCAAGTCAGGTGCAACTACTTCACCAACATTCAACTCTTTGCCTGTTGACAAGGTAATAATCAACGAACCATCAAAGTCAATCTTGGCATCTGTTACAGAAACACCATCTGCACCATCTACGCCATCTTTTCCTGGCGCACCATTTAACCCATTCTTGCCATCTACACCTTGAAGGCCATCAGCACCCTTGTCGCCTTTGTCTCCCTTGTCACCCTTCTCAGGAACAATGGACTTGGCAACCTCTAACTGTGCAGTGACCTTGTTCTCCATCACTTTGATGGCTTCAACAATCAGATCTACATTGTCTTGAATAGCCGTTTCCTCTTGCTGGCGCATAGCCACCAAGGTTTCTTCCATCTTATTGATGGCTTCTAACTTTTCATCAAAAGATGAGTCTGTTGACTCAATACTCTGGATAAGTTCCTTGATATTAGCCATTCTTTAGACCATCTGTGAGTTTGGTAAGGAAGTCTTGCTTAACTTGTGACTGAGCATTTACCTTGTCAGCCATCTGCAACTCAACAATCTTGGACTTGTTCTTGATGTCAGCTTCTTTGAGCATCAAGTCCGCAATCTTGACCCGCTTTTCAAACTCCCTTTGATTGGCTTCATCCTCATTGGGCAGATTCTTGGTCAAAGATGCACTCATCTTGGCTTGCACTTCTTGAGGCATCAACTGTGTTTCAACCTGCAACTTCTGTGCTTCTGCCCGATTTTGTTCGGCTTGAGTAGTTTGAACTGCAATTTGAGCCTGTGCAGCTTGAAGTGCCAACTGTTGTTGTACCTGGGCTATCTCATCTGCTTGCGGATTAGGTTGGCTCATCTTGTCCAACTGCTCCATCAGTTCATAGCGGTTGGTCAGAGAAGAATTAGCCAAAACACCCTTCAGAATCAGTGGCAACACAGGAGTGTTAGGGCCAAGGGTCTGAAGCAATCCAATAAACATCTGTTGTTCATGCTCACGGGCAATGATGCCAAGGGTGGCAGTAGGAATGAAGGTCATGTCCACTGAAGGGTAACGCTCTGGATCGAACTGCATATACCTGAAAGCCGCCTTCTGAATGAAGGGGATTAGGAAGTCTTCTTGGAAGTTTACCAAGGTACGCTTGTACTTCTTGATGATGGTAGCGACTGCCATAGACATACCACCTTGGCCCATGTCTCTAGCACCAGCACTTACCATGCCCTGAGAATCCAAAGTTCCCGTGGATTGCAGGAGCATTCGCTCGAAATCCTTGGCAGTGGCTAGGTTGTTGCCATCAGTCTGCCCAAACTTGAATGGGTACAGAATCTCTGATGGTGCGCCATTGGTAAGAATGGCCTTCCCAGGCTTGACTTCAAACTTAGCACCACGGGGCAAACGGGTTGCATCCATGGCAATCATGGGGCTGGTAGTCAGCGCCAATGAATCCAAGTGAGAACGAATCTGAGCATCAATAGCCTTTTGCATATTGAAGGCT